TATGATGAACATAATGGCCAAAAAAATAAAAAATTATGTACTTTATGCAATAATTGCTATGTAGATATATTAGATTATTTAGGAGTATCGGATATTCAATGGTAATTAGTTATGGTTGAAAAAGGGGAAAGGAGAGATATGTATCTAGAATATCATGAATTATTAAAGAAATATAAAGAAGCATCAAGAAATTACAATGAAGCATTGGAAAAAAGAAGTAAATTAGTATTAGCAGTAATACCAGGCTCATCTAAAATAAAGCAGGTTATGGTTGATTGTAATAACACCTATTCAGAACTAAATTTACTTAATTATACGGATGAAATGGATGAGGTCGATAAATTAATCAATCAGAGTAGAAACACACGAGATATGCTAAATTATGAGCTAAAGAAACTAGAAAGCAAAATGAGAAGTATAGGCGATGTATATGACAAGATATATTGCTATAAGTGGATTGATGGAAGAAAGCCAAGACATTTTAATAGGTTAATTGGATTTTCACTAAGCAGGACATATGATTATATTGCTGAAATGAAGAAAAATTTATATGAAAATGCAAAATCGGAAAAAATCGGAAAATTTTAGGTATATATTAGTATCGTGAAAAAATCAAAAGAGATTATTTCACCTCCGATAAGTTAAATGTTCTGATAAAACAAATTGATACTATAATTTTTTGGATTATAGTGCATTACCTATTAGTAGGTAGTGCAGAGTAGATATATGAACTATTTGATAGGAAAGAACCTTTATGTAATTAGTTGCAAATGATTATATAGAGTAAGTACAGGACATAGTTTAATCATTCACTAGGTTGTGGTAGGTGTATCTATTCTGCAGTATTTATTAATAGACATAAAAATATTCCAAACGGTGATTTGTTTCACCTCCTTATTAGACACTTCGGTGTCTTTTATTTTGATTAGAAAGCAGGTGATAGCAATGGCGAATATAGAAAATCTGAAACCTGTAAGAACCAAGAAAGAAGCAAGAGAAAGAGGCACAAATGGCGGTATTAAATCAGGTGAGGTTCGTAGAGAAAGAAAAGCATTCAAAGAAGCCTTGTTATTAGCATTACAAACCAAGAAGGGTGATAAGACAATACAAGATATTGGAATTAGTGCCTTAATGGATAGATATATGAATGGTGATTTAGAAGCATTTAAAACAGTTAGAGATACAGTTGGTGAAAAACCTACTGATAAAGTCGATATTGGCCAGGAAAAGCCATTCGAAGTAGAAATTAAAGTGGTAAAATGAAACTTTCGATAACTACTAAACAAGAATTGTTTATTAATTCAACAGCATTTGAAACATTATTTGGTGGTGCAGCTGGTGGCGGTAAATCCTATGGTCAATTAGTAGATGCATTGCTATATGCTTTGAAATATCCTAAAAGTAAGCAAATAATATTCAGAAGAACATTCCCAGACTTAGAAAAATCATTAATAAGAGTTAGTTTGGAAATGTATCCTAGAGAAGCAGCAGATTATAATTCAAGTAAACATACATGGACATTTAAAAATGGCAGTATTATTGATTTTGGATACATAGATAATGAAAAAGATGTTTATCAGTATCAATCTGCAGAATACGATGTAATAAGATTTGATGAATTAACACATTTTACTGAGTACATGTACACATATATGATTTCAAGATGTAGAGGTGCGAATCCGTATCCAAAGGGAATGAAAAGTTCAACCAATCCTGGTGGAGTCGGACATACATGGGTAAAAGAAAGATTCATTGATATAGGTGAACCAAATAAGGTACACGAATGTAAGTTGGAAACAGGTCAAACAACTACTAGAATATTTATACCTAGTTTAGTTACTGATAACAAATTTATGTTATCGTACGACCCTGATTATATAAAAAGACTAGATGCTTTACCTGAAAAAGAAAGAAAAGCATTAAAGTATGGTGATTGGGATATATATGATGGAATGTTTTTTAAAGAATTTAAAAGAAGCCTTCATGTTATAGAACCATTTCAAATACCAAAAGAATGGAATAAATATATTGCATTAGACTATGGATTAGATATGTTTGCAGTAGTATTTGTAGCAGTTGATACACATAATAAAGCCTATGTCTATAATGAAATACATAGAGATAATTTAATAGTTAGCGAAGCATGCCAAGTATTAAAGAGTTATATGCGAAAGAATGAATTTAAAGGAATATATGCACCGCCTGATTTATGGAATAGAAACAGAGATACAGGTAAATCGACAGCTGAGATTTTCTTTGAGAACGGAGTTAATTTAGAGAAAACAAGCAATGATAGAGTTGGTGGATGGTTAAATGTTAAGGAATGGATTAAACCATACAAGAGAAGACATGAACAAACAGGTGAATTAATAATAGATTGTGATTTAAAAATATTCAGTAATTGCATAAATCTAATTAAATGTTTACCTTCATTACAGCACGATGAGAAGAATCCAAATGATTGTGCAACAGAACCACACGAAATAACACATATAACAGATGCATTAAGATATTTTTGTGTATCTAGGACACAACCATCAAAAGAAATAAATCAAGTAAAACAAATTGCAGAAGATTTTAAAATAACGATGGATATGCCATCAAGATTAGATTATGGGGAGGAAATAGTAATAGTATGAAAAAGAAAGTGTTTAGAGAAAGATATTATGAAAAAGATACAAATGCATCATCAGTTAAGGTAATGAAAGTATCTGAATCAGATAAGAAAGACTACACTAAAGATAAAAAGAAAAAGAGTGATAAATAATGTGGTCAACAATAATACTATGCACCTTATTTGGTGTTTTTATTTTAATTGCTTATTCATTAGGACTTAAAAATGGTCAAAAACTATCTAAAAGTGAAGAAGTAGTAATACCTGAATTAAATCCTGTTAAAGCAATACAAAAAGAAATTGAAACAGTAGAAGAAAAGAAAAAACAAGAAGCCTTTGATTTAATGATGTCTAACATAGATAACTATGATGGTACAGGATTAGGTCAAAAAAATATACCTAACTAGGAGGTGAAACAATGGATTTAAAAGAAGTAGTAACAACAGATATATGGAATCTATATGAATCAGGAAGAAATTATAATAGATTAAAAAATGTTTATACTGACACAGATAGAAATTATAGAATGTATAATGATAATCAATGGTATGGATTAAAGGTATCAGGAATAGAACCCATACAATTAAACATAATTAAGCCAATTGTTAAGTATAAAGTTGGAGTAATCAATAATAACTTGTATTTGCCTATTTATAGTTCAGAGAATTTTGATAATAATGAATTTAAAGAAGTAGCCAAGAAAACATGCGAACTTCTTAATAAGCAGGCGAATAAAGTATGGGAAAAAGACAATATGGATTTAAAAGTTAGAGCTATATCTAAACATGCAGCTATTAACGATGAATGTCCTATATATGTAACATACGATGATGAATTAGATTTACCAATAAATGAAATATTATCTAAGAATGATATTTATTATGGCAATGAAAATGATAGTAACATACAGAATCAACCATATATTCTAATAAAACAAAGAAGACCAATAATTAATATTCAAGAGATAGCCAAAAAAGAAGGAATCTCAGATGAAAAATTATTGTATATAGTAGGTGATAATGACACATTTGAAGAAGCAGGTGATGCTGCTAAACAAGAAAAGGATGATATGTGTACATTAATTACCAAACTATACAAAAAAGATGGTACAGTTCATTTTTCACAATCAACAAAATATTGTGAAATAAAGAAAGATAAAGATACAGGATTAACATTATATCCTGTTGCACATATGCTATGGGAAGAAAAAGAAGGATATGCAAGAGGCGAAGGCGAAGTAAGATTCTTAATACCTAACCAATTAGAGATTAATAAGACCATAATGAGAAGATTAATATCTGCAAAAGCAACCGCTTATCCACAAAAAGTTGTTGATATAACCAAAGTAGAAAATCCAAATGCTATTAACCAAGTAGGAAGTACGATAAAGGTTAAAGGCATGGGAATAGATGATGTTAAAAAGATAGTAGGAACAATTAATCCATCACAAATGAGTAGCGATGTCGAAAAAGTAATGAATGAATTAATAACTACTACTAGAGAGTTAGCAGGTGCTGGTGATATTGCAACAGGTGATATTAATCCAGAAAGTGCTAGTGGTAAAGCAATATTAGCAGTTCAACAAGCATCACAAATGCCAAATGCAGAACAAACTCTAGCATTAAAGACAACAATAGAAGATTTAGCAAGAATATGGTTAGATATGTGGAAAACATATGCACAAGATGGATTAGTAATAAATTATGAAACAACCGATACATTGACAGGGGAAACATCAAGTCAACCTGTACAAGTACCATTTAGTGTTTTGCAAGCCTTACAAGCAAATGTTAAGGTGGATGTAACACCTAAAAGTCCATTTGATAAATATGCACAAGAATTATCACTTGAAAATATGCTAAAAGCAGGATACTTTAGTCAACAAAAACTAAGTGAACTTGAAGTATATACTGAATTATTAGATGATGATAGTTCAATGCCTAAACAAAAATTGCAAGAAGGCATAAAGAAAATGAAAGAAATTCAACAAAGAATAGCAGATGTACAAAATGAAGCTGAACAATTGCAAATGCAAGCAAATAAATATATAGGCACACAAGCCGATATTACAGGTATTGGTGAAATGGGAAGTAATTTAATTAATCAAGCAATGCAGGTATAGCATTGTTTTTTAATAGTCCAAGCATTGAATGACTTAAAAAGAACATGGAAAGTGAAGTCAAACACTTAAAAAAATAGGAGGAAAAAAGAATGAACGAAGAAGAATTAGTTCAAACAGAACCTGTTGATAATTCAACTGAAAATACTGATGCTCAAACAGTAGAAGAACTTGAGGAAGGTATAGAATTAACTGATACCGCTTCTAACGAAGAAAAAAAAGAAGTTAAACAATATACTGATGAAGAAATCGAAAAATTAGTAAATGATAGAGTAAATAGTATTCTACCTACTAAAATTGAGAGAGAAAAGAGAAAACTTGAAAAAGTTTATAATGAAAAACTCTCTAAATACGAAGAAACTGAAAGTATATTAAGTGCTGGCTTAGGTACAAAAGATATTACCGAATCTAATCAAAAGATGAGAGAGTTCTATGAAGAACAAGGAATAAATATACCAGCATATCAAAAACCTAGATATTCAGAAGATGATGAAATAACATTGGGTGAATCCGATGCAAGTAAAATTATCAAACTAGGATATGATGAAATGGAAGAAGAAGCAAATAGGCTAGCTGATATTGGTAGAGAAAATATGACACCAAGAGAGAGAGCACTATTTACTAAACTTGCCACTGAGTTGACTAGACAAAAACAAGTCAAAGAGTTAGCTCAAATAGGAGTTAAAGAAGATATGTTGAATAATAATGATTTTAAATCATTTGCTAGTCAATTTGATTCTAAAACTCCAATCAAAAAAGTGTATGAATATTATACACAAATACAACCAAAAAAACAGGTTGAACAAATCGGAAGTATGAAAGGCAATAAAGAAGTCGAAAAGGCTTTTTATACTGATGAAGAAATAAATAAAATGTCCTTAGAAGATTTGGACAAACCTGGTGTATGGGAAAAGGTTCGACAATCAATGACTCATAACAGCAGGTAAAAGAAAGGAATGAGGAAAAATGAATGATGCTAAACAAACAATTTGGCATAAGGCTTATGAAAGAGCCCTAGAAACAATTACATCATTGAGAAATCACTGCGATTTTAAATATGAAAAGGATAGTAAAAATGCTACTAAAGTAAGAGTTTTAAATGCTGTTAGACCAACAATTAGAACTTATGTACCAGGTACAGCAATTACAAGAGAAGCAGTATCTGCTACATCTGTAGATATTGATATCGACCAATTCAAATATTTCAATATTGGATTAGATGATATCAATAAAGCACAATCTGTACCAGGTGCTATGGAAGCATCTGCAAAAGAAGGTGCAATAGCATTAGCTGAGGAAGGCGACAAATATGTTGCATCATTAGTTAAAGCTGGTGTTGAAGCTGATACACCTACAATTGCATCAATTGCTGCAGGTGCACCAACTAAAACAAATGCTATAGATAAAGTAGAAGATGGATTCGAAGTATTATATGGAAACAATTGCAAAGTATCTGAATCTTATTGGTTAGAAGTTTGCCCTAAATTCCATAAAGTATTAAGACCATCTATTACTGAACTATTAACTAATAATGTTGAAATGGCTAAGAAAGGTATTGTAGGTAAATATGGTAATGCTAACATTACAATTGAAAACCTATTACCATCTAGCAATGCTGATACATATAACATTCTTAGAACTGAGCATGCAATTGCTTTCGTTGAACAAATCAACAAAGTAGAAGCATATAGACCACAAGATTCATTTGAAGATGCATTAAAGGGATTATATGCATTCGGTGCTAAAGTTGTAAGACCAGCTGAAATCGTAGTTATTAAAACCACAAAGTAATATAAGAGCCATAAGGCTCTTTTTATCGTGTAAGTAGATTAAATGAGTGCAACTCTCATAACACGACCAGAAAGGAAATAAATATGTCAAAATTAGAATATTATACAATTAAACCAAATTTAAAACAGATTTATGGAAAAAAAGTAACAAAAGAAACAGAGTTTACTGAGCAAACGGAAGATGGTAGAGTACATCAAACATTCAAAGATTTAACATTAACTACTATAATTAAGAACGAAACAAAATCAGAATTTTTTCAAGTGCAAGAAGAATCAAAAATGGTTGTAACAATGCCAGAAGGAACTATTCTTGTATGGGATGAAACAGAAGGATTCATTATACCACAATGTCAAATGTGCACATTAGATGAATTGGAAGAAGAAATAGCAGATATAAAAGAAATATATAATACTCCAATTGAAGAAAAAAAATAAAGAAGGTGATAATATGACATTAACAGAAATGAAAAAGAAAGTGTTGAAGTTGATAGAAGAAATCAATCCAAATAGTGAACTATTAACTGATGACCCAGATATTTCTGCTAAAATCAATGAAGTTATTAATCAAATTCAAAATGAATTAGCAAGAATCAAGAAAATACCAGCAAAAAAAACAATTGAAGTAGATACTGAATTAAAAGATGAATATGATTTTAATGAAATAGATGAAAAGATGTTTCAATTGAACTTAATTAGAGGTGTAGAAAATAATATTGTAGGTGATACAATTATTTTTTGTGAACCTGGAATTGCGAAGGTATTTTATTTTAAATATCCTGAACAAATAACAGAAAATACAATAGCAGATGAATTTGTATTTGATTTGTCAACAGATGCATTGGAAGTAATGCCATATGGAGTTGCAGCAGACTTATTAAAATCAGACATATCAGCACAATATGGTAGGATATATGCTGAAAGATATGAACAAATGCTACAAAGATTAGACCCAAGATATCATACAGGTTCAATTTATATAGATGGTGGTGATTTAGATGAGTTCATATGGTAGTGCAGTTGGAGTACCAAGCGGTAATTTGGTAACTAGAAAAGTCGATATGTTTGCTGGTGTAGATTTTAGCAATGGCGATACAAATTTATCAAGAAGTCCAGACAGTTTAAATATGTGGAAAAATTATAAGAATAATGCGGCAGGAATAGAAACAAGGCCTGATATGGAGTTAGTTGAAAGTTATGATAACACCATATTTGGCCTATTTTTTTATGATGTAAACAATACTACACACAAAATAGTACATTGTGGAACAAAATTATATGATAATGGCACAGTTATTTTTAGTGGGATGAATCCAGCAAGGAGTCAATCATTTATTTTTGATAACATTTTATACATTAAAGATGGCATTAATTATCTAGAATATAATGGTGCTGAAATACATGAAGTAGTAGGAACAATACCAACAACATCAATTGGTGATGCAGAAGGTAGTGGAACAACATATCAAGATGTCAATTTATTAACACCATTAAGAAAGAATCTAAGAATTGGTGATGGAGTAACTAAGAAATTTAAATTAGACACAGAAAACATAGATAGTAATTATACTGTTACCGCAACAATAGATGGAATAACTTATGTTAAGGGAGTAGATTTAACAGTAGATGCAGTTAAAGGCGAAATTACATTCAATTTTGCACCACCTGCACCACTTACTGATGGCCAACATAATATAGAGATATTATTTAGAAAAACAATACCAGAGCATAGAAATAGAATAAATAAATGCACATTACTAACAGTATTTGATAATAGAATATTCTTTAGTGGCAATCAAGATTATCCAAATGCAATATTTCATAGTTCTGTAGAAGACCCTAGATATGTATCAGACTTAGATTATTACAATGAAGGAATGGATTTAGCACCTGTTAAGACAATGATTGCAGGAAATAATGCTTTATGGGTATTAAAAGAACCATCTCAAGCTAATACTACGATATTCTATCATAATCCTGTTATAGATAATGAATATGGAAAGATTTATCCTAGCACACATTCAAGTATATCAACAGGTTGTGTTGCAACAGGAATTAATTTTAATGATGATATAGTATTCTTTTCTGATAGAGGAATGGAAGCAATTACACAAGATATAACTACTGAACAAACATTATCTCATAGGTCTAGTATGATTGATGGTAAATTGCTTAAAGAAGCAAATTATAAGAACATGATTCTAGAAGAATGGGAAGGCTATTTGTTAGTTATAATCGATAATAAAGTATATCTTGCAGATAGCAGGCAGAGATATAGAGATGTTTATATTGAATATGAATGGTACTATTGGGAATTATCTCATAGTATAACATGCACTGCAGTTAAAAATGGAGTGCTTTATTTATGCGGTGATAATGCTATTTATAGTCTAACAAAAACAGATAGTGAATTAAATGCATATTGGACTACTAAACATGATGATTTTAAATATCCAGAATATCAAAAGACCACCAATAAAAGAGGTGGAACAGCAGAAATATTTGGCGATAAGGTAAAAATATATGTAAAAACTGATAATAACGATTTTGAAGAAATAAATGAATACACCAATACAAAAGGATATATTGTTTATAGAATTAAGAAGAAAAAGTGGAAAAGATTGCAAATGAAATTTAGTTCTAATACACCATTTGGACTTAATTCTTATACATTAGAAAGTTTTGTTGGTGGATATGTTAAAAGGTAAGGTGATTAAAAATGGCGAGTTTTAATGTAAATTATGATGATAATAGATTCAAACAAGTCGAAGAAGAAAAGCAAAGTCAGTTAGAACAATATAATAAAGCATATGATGATTTAATTAATGAAAGAAATACATTCACACAACAACAACAAGATTATGTGAATAATTGGCAAGCAACTCAGGAACAAATTGCAAATGATAATTTAAATCATCAAATAGAATTATATAATCAGCAAAAAGATAAAGCAGAAAAAGACTATCAAAGAGAAGCAAGAGCAAGTTATGCTGATTATCAAAAAGAAGTAGATAGATATGGTGTTAGTAGAGAGAATGTAGTCAATAATGGATTATCTAACAGTGGATATGCAGAAAGTTCAAAAGTTGATATGTATAATGCATACCAAAACAGATTAGCGAGTGCTAGACAAAGTTTAAATGATATTAAATTAGAATTTGATAATGCTATAAAAGAAGCAACAATGCAAAATAATGCAACATTAGCAGAAAATGCATTGTCTGCATTGAAACAAAAACTAGACATAGCATTAGAAGGATTTAACTATAAAGATACTCAAACTCAAAATAAATTAACATGGCAAAATAATATCAATAATAATTATTACAATCGTTATAAAGATGTTGAAAGTCAAATTAATTATGAAAATGAACAAGCAGAAGCAGCAAGACAATTTGATGAACAAATGGCATATAAGAAAGAACAAGATAGAATTGCACAACAAAATTGGGAAAGAGAATTTGCATTGCAGCAAGCACAAGCTGCAGCAGCTGCAAGGTCTTATTCAGTTAGTTCAGGAAGTAGCAGCAGTAGTAGCGGCAGTTCATCATTGACAAATGGTTCATCAAGTAGTTCAGGAAGTAGTTCAAATGGTTCATCAGGAACTATTCAATATAATGGCAAAACAGGATACAGTTCACTAACAAATGCAGTTAATTATTTAAAGAATAATGGAGTGTCAGGAGTTAGCACAGCATCCAATGTTAATGATTTAATTGCAAAAGGATATTTAACTACTCAAACTGTTAATGGTAAATTATATTACTTCCCAAATCCTAATGCAAAACAAAGTAGTAGCTCAAGTAAAAAAACAAGTAGTAATCAAAAATCACAAACTCTAATTGAAAAAAGAATGGCACTACAAAATGGCAAGTTAGTATTGTAAAGGAGTGATTAAAATGGCATATAATGCAATAGAAAAGCAGAGATTAGAGGAATATAAAAGAAATTTAAGTTTAGTTGGTACTAATCAATCTAGTATAAATATGCCAACTCCAACAAATATACCTGGTGCAACAAATTATCTTCCTACTAGAAGTGGCCAAGAAGCAATGGCAATAAAGAAAGCACAGAATGAAGTTAATAATAATACATGGTTTAAAAAATCAGAAGCCATGAATGATGAAAATAAGGCACGAGGAATTGCAAGAACAGCATTATCGACAGGATATGATATTTCAGGAAACTTCCTTAGAGGTGTAGGTTCAATTATTGAAGGTGCTAGTGATACCGTTAAATATGGTTATGCTGGAGTACAAAGTTTACTAGGAAATAAAGAAAAAGCAAAAAAAATAAGAGATGAAGCATCGCAAGTAAATAATTTTGAAGGATTTTTAGGATTCAATGAAAATGAAACGAAAAATTCAGTTCTTGGTAAAAAAAGCGAAGGTGTTGTACAAGGAATAGGATATTATGGCGGAATGATAGCATTACAATCAGCAGGAGTACCATGGGAAGCAACATCATCTGCAACAAGTTTTGGTAGTAGTTATGGTGAAGCTCTAAATGAAGGTGCTACCGCAAATCAAGCATTTTTGTTTGGTTTAGGTAGTGCAGCTGCAGAATTAATTTCAGAAAAAATATTTTCTGGTATAAATTTACCTAGAACAGGTAAGAATATATTAAATACCGAAAAATTTATTGAAAATCAAACTGATAAAATTAAAAGTGAATTAATAAAGAAATTAGTAAAATTTGGTATTAATAGTTTAGGCGAAGGTGCAGAAGAAATTGTTTCAGGAGTTGCAACGGAAGCAGCAAAAAGATTAATTTATTCTAATGAATGGAATTATAGTACACAAGATGCACTTGATGACTTTATATCAGGAACAATTGTTGCTGGAATAACAGGTGGTGCACAAAATATATTTTATAAAAATGGTATGCCAAGTGGAAATATAGAAAGTCAACAACAGAATCAACAACAAGGCAATAATTTGACAACTGTTAATGAAATTGTGAATAATGAACAGCAAAACAATTCAGATACGACCATAAACGGAAACGAAATAAATACAAGAATAAATGAAATAACAGAGCAAATCAATGACTATAGACAATTACAACAAGAAAACAGATTAACACAGCAACAGCAACAGCAACTAACTGAACTTCAATTAGAATTAAGAAATTTACAAAATCAATTGAATAATATAAATAGCAGCAATCCACAAAATAACAAAAATCTTATGCCTGTTACGGTAAATGATTTAGTAGCCAAAGAAAATAGTGCAAAAACTAATTCTAGTAGGCAAATTTTACCGCTAGGCAACGATTTAACAAGAAATAGTATAAATATTCAAGAAACAACTAAAACTCTACCAGCAAGAAATTTAAGCCTAATAGAGAGTGCCAGAATTAATAACATAGACCCTAATAGTGAGCCAATTGTTAGTATAAACAAAATGTTAAGCGATAGAGGAATCAATTCTAGATTCGATGCTAATTTATTCAGTGATTCAAATGCTAATGCAATTTGGATGACAAATGTTAATGAAAATGGTGAAACAGTTAGAGAAATAATATTTAATCCAAATGCAGATACAAAACAATTAATACAAGAAGTTGCAATTCATGAATTATATCATGACATGGTAGCAGGTGGTAATGCTGATTTGTTAGCGGATTTGATAGAATCATTTAATATGCGATTCCCTGATTTTCAAAAAGCAAGACAAGAATTAGCAAGAACATATTCAAAGGTATATCAAAATTCAAATAATTTTGAACAAGCAGTAAATGAAGAAGTAGTTGCGAATATCCTTGCACAAAAACTAGGAAGTCAGGAATATATCAACAGATTAGTACACGAAAAGCCATCACTAGCTAAACAAATTTATGATTTTGTAATAGATAAATTAAATAGATTGAATCGTTTAGTAGGATATAGAAGTGAAAAAATATTCTGGGAAGATGTTAAAAACAAATTCGAAAAGGCATACAGAGAAGAATATAAAAATAATAATGCATCTGATTCTACTAGATATATGATTACAGGAATCAAGGGTGTAAAAAATGGTGTCAAAGCAGATGCAGAAAATCAATGGGCACTAGATAGTTATAACAAGGCAAATACCATGGCAAAGAATGGATATTCAAACGAACAGATTAGACAAAAAACAAATTGGTTTCAAGATAATGAAGGCAATTGGAAATTTGAAATTAGTGATAAAGAAGCAACTCTATTAAAAAAAATAAATAAAAATACGAAGTATAAGTTAAATGAAATATTTAACCATCCAGAATTGTATGAAATGTATCCTAATTTAAAGAAAATCAATATTAAATTTAAAAATATATCTAACTTTAACAACGAAAAAGTCGGTGGCCAATATATACCATTAACAAATACAATAGAGATAAATAACTCAATGTTGGATAAAAATAATGCAAATATATTGGTGAAAAAAACATTATTACATGAGATTCAACATAACATCCAAACAATAGAAAAATTTAATAATGGTTATAAAGGAAAATCAATTGGCGGTTATTTTGAAAATTTAGGTGAAATAGAAGCAAAAAATACTGAACAAAGAATAACAATGGATGAAATTGAAAGACTAGCATCAGCCCCAGAAAGTTCTAAAAAAATGCCAATTCATCCAGATATTCAAAAAATCTTAGATAATCCAAATTCAAAGATATCGCAAAGATTACTTCAAAATAAAGATATTGCAAATTTAGTCAATAAAATATATAATGAAATTGGTGATAATAATGCACAAAATAGTACAAATATTCAAAAAGATTCTTCAAAAATTCAAAAAGCACAGAACTTATTGGATAGATTGGGAAAACGACAAGGATTAGATTTAAATGAAGAAAGCAATAATGAAAATAAAGGACTTTCTAAGAAGAATGTACGAAGCGATATTCTTCATAGAGTAAACGAAGAACTAGACAATAGTTCTTTTTCTTATAAACAAAAACAATTAGATATTATTTTAAATAGTAATCCTGTTAATGATGATTATCACACATGGATAAGGACAATAGATGATATTAAAACATTACAAGAAACGATTGAAGATAGTGATTGGTCAGATTATGATGAATATAATCCAGATTTGACAAAACAGGATATAGAGAAAGCAATTGAAAGTGGTAAAATAACTGTATATTCATCTTATCCAATAAAACAAGGAACTTTTGTAAGCCCATCAAGAATGGAAGCGGAATCATATTCAGGTAATGGAAAAGTATATTCAAAAGAAATTAATATTGAAGATGCAGCATGGATTGACCCTACACAAGCACAATATGCGAAAGTCGAAGGTACAAATGAATCAAAGACTTTAGAACAAAGAGTATCTGGCGATGAATTATTAGATGCACAAGATTTAATAGAAGAATTATCAAATGTAAATGCTGAAATAGATGAGAATGGCTATGTAACTGTTTATCATCAAACAACTAATGAAGCTGCGAAAAAAATAAAAGAAACAGGAAAAATGATTTCAAAAGAACCATATGTATATTTCAGTACATCAAAAGATGCACAGCAAGCAAATGGCAGAGGCCAAACAAAATTAGAATTTAAAATTCCTGTAGAGAAGTTGCTGCTAGATGACATATTTAGCGATAATGCAGATGTAAAAATACCACTAAAGAACTTTCAAAGTTCGTTTCTAGATGTTTCAAATTATTTAACAAATAATACAAAATATTCTCAAAGTAATAGTAAATGGCAAGAATATCTAAATAAACATTATCAAAGAGAAGGTACAGGTCAAACTCTAAAAGAATTAAAAACGATAGAAGAAAAAGTACAAGAAGTTACTTCTGAAAATAAGAATTTAACTGATGAAGAAGCACAAGAGTTATATGTGTTAGAAAATTTACCTTTTGATTTAGACCAACAAGAATTAGAAAGATTAGAATATTTAAAAAATAAAGAAAAAGGATATAAAGTCAAATTTCCAGAGTTAAAGAAAACTATTACATATAACGATATTAAATCAGAGTATTCAAAATATAGAGATTTAACAAATTTTGATGCTAAGCAATTAAAGACAGCAAAGCAATATGTGCCAGGATATAAAAACACAGATAAAAGAACAAAGCAGCAATGGTTAAATGTTGCTAATTTTATTGGTAGCAATATAAAAACTGATTCTAGTAAAGAATTAACAAAGTATGCTATTCAGAGTTGGTTTTCAGCTAAACCAAATACAAAAGACACATTAAATAGACAAGGTCAAAAATATGTAAAATTTTCAATAGAAGATTGGGTAAATGAAGTCTATAAAGGTGCTGGAGTAGGTAGCCTAGTAAAGACTAACAATGTTTTACCTGTAAAAGCAAGTATAAGTACAAGCAATCAACCAAATACAGATAATAATCAATTAATACCTATTGATAGTAATAAACTAAAGAAAGTAATGAATCCAACTGAAATATCTAAATTAACTAAACAAGATGCTAATACAACACCAATACTACCTACACGAAAAGTACAAACAGGTAAAGGCGAAAGCAGTTTTGCAAGAAATATTTCAGAAAAAACTAATATGCTTAGCGAAGATAGTAAAAAATCAATTTTATCATCAAATGAAGTTAATTACTATAAACAAGTAACTAATGAAGAAAGCCTAAATAAAGCATTTGATAAAATTAATAAAGGTGGTCAAAGTGAAGTATATAGTTGGATGACCAAAAGTAGTGAAAATGCAACAAGTGTAGATATAGCAGAAGGATGGATATTGTTAAAGCAATATCAAGACAAGATTCAAAATGAAACAGATACATCTAAGAAAGATGACTTAAATAGGTCAATGGTAGAAGTTGCTAAAAAAATGCGAGAAATGGGAACTAAAGCAGGTCAAACAGTTCAAGCATTTAACATCATGAATAGATTAACACCAGAAGGAATGGTATATTATGCACAATCTGAATTACAAGAAGCATATGAAAAAATGTCTAAAAATAAGACAAAAGAATGGATTGATGCTAATAGAGAAAACTTTGAATTAACACCAGAAGACACTCAATTTATTATGAATAACATGGAAGAAATTCGTGATATGGAAGATGGATATGATAAAAGAGTAAAACTTGCAGAAATTCAAAAATTGATGACAGATAAATTGCCACCAGAAAAAGGGGCAGCCTTAAAATCATGGATGAGAATATCAATGTTATTTAATCCTAAGACACAAGTAAGAAATGTTGCAGGTAATGCCTTGATAGCACCAATAAATTATTTTGGTGATTTATTCTCAAGTTATGCCGATAAGATTATTGCTAAAAAGACAGGTGTAAGAACAACAGGAAACATGAATGTAAATGCAATACTTAAAGGTATGAAAGAAGGGGCATATCAATCTACTAATGATTATAAAAAAGGCATAAATACAAAAGATATGGAAGGAAATAGATTTGAAATAACAGAAGGTAAGTCATTCAATGATAAAACTACTATTGGAAAATCACTAAATAGAGTAGAAGCCTTACTAAACTACGTTATGGATGCAGGCGATAGAGTATTTAGTCAAGCATCATTTGAAAATTCATTGCAGAATCAGATGATATTAAATAACACTACCGAAATAACACAGGATATGATTGATATAGCAAGAGCAGAATCATTACAAAGAACATGGAATGATAACAATGAATATACAAAATTCGTTTTGAATGTAAGAAAAGGACTAAACAAATTAAGTTTTGGTGATTATGGATTAGGTGATGTATTAATACCATTTGCAAAAACACCAGCCAACTTAACTAAAGCAATTGTAGATTATTCGCCAGCTGGATTAATTAAAACAATAGTAGAAGGTAAAAATCTAAAAAATTCATTATCTAATGGACAATATAATGCAAAGATGCAGCACAAATTTGTACAGGACTTAGGCAAAGCAACAGCAGGAACAATGCTTTATGTTTTAGGATATGCTTTAGCAAATGCAGGAATAACAGGCGGTGAAAGTGATGATGACAAGGATACAGCAAACTTTATAAAAAATACATTAGGTATAAGTTCTTATTCAATAAAAATAGGTGATAAATCATTTACTTATGATTGGGCACAACCTCTAGCAGCACCGTTATCAATAACTGCTAATATAGTAAATTCTAGAAATAATAAGGAACAGGCATTATTGGAAGGAATTGTAGGCTCACTTGATACTGCTGGTAGTATATTACTAGAACAATCATTTTTGCAAAGTATTAATGAAGTATTAACTGATAATGAAGGATTTGTAACAGGTTTAATTAATTCAATGTTAGATTTACCAGCAAGAGCAGTGCCAACATTCTCAAAACAAATTGCCGATTTAGTAGATGGAACACAAAGAACAACATTTGAATATGATAAGCCATTACAGACAGCAGTTAATAAAGTAAAGGCGAAAATACCATTTTTAAGTAAAACCTTATCACCAACAGTAGATACTATGGGTAGAGAAATACAAAAATATGGTGGAAAGAATAACATATTTAATGTATTCTTAAATCCAGCCAATGTTAATACAGAAAATATAAGCACAAGTGCAGCTGAAATATACAGGTTATACAAAACAACAGGCGATAAAACAATTATGCCTAGAGTAGCACCATATTATATTAATAAAAATGGTGAAAAGACTATAATGACATCACAGCAAAGAGCAGAATATCAGAAGATTGCTGGTGGAATAATTGAATCAAATATCAAAAAAATGATAAATGATTCTAAATATATCAATTTATCAGATGTAGAAAAAGCAGAAATGATAAATAAAATAGTAAATTACTCATACAACAAAGCAAGAAAAGATGTATTAGGGATGGAAATGAGTGATACATATAACAAGATAAATTCATATACGAATGATGGTGGAAATGTATCAGATTACTACTTGAACAAAGATGAAATAGATTATTCATATCAATATCCAGAAAAATACAAGACAATAAAACAAATAACAACATATGATAAATATCTAACATATCAGAATGAAATTAGTAATATAAAAGATAGATATGAAAATACAAACCAAAGAAAAAATGCGGTAGTTGATTATGTTAATTCTTTGGAATTATCAATTCCACAAAAAGCAATGTTGATAAGAATGAATTATTCTTCATTCAATTCATATGATAATCAGATTATAGAATATATCAATAGCCAAGATTTGACTATAAAAGAAAAGGAAGATATATTATCTAAACTAGGATTTAAAATTAAAGATGGGAGGGTTTATACCAAATGAAGCAAGATAGAAATGGAGTTAGAACAGCTCAAGACTTAGAAAGAAAGTACGATTTATCTAGCATAGGTACTCTCAAAAGAAATTATGAATTACAAAAAACAAGTTTAAACAAAGTAGAAAACGAATTGAACAACTTTGTTTCGGCAACCACACAGAATATAGAAGAATTACAAAACCAGGTAGATGGGAACATCACTACCTGGTTTTCTTCTGGTATTCCAACAATAAATAATTATCCTGCAAGTGAATGGGAAGATGATGATACAAGAAACAATCATTTAGGCGACTTATACTATGACAGAGAAACAGGATATGCTTATAGATTTACATTAGAAGAAAATACTTATCAATGGATAGATATTAAGGATACAGATGTAACACAAGCATTAGCACTAGCAAATGCAGCACAAGATACTGCAGATAGTAAAAGAAGGGTATTTGTAGTGCAACCATCACCACCATATGATGTAGGTGATTTATGGTTAAGAAATGAAGAACTATACCGTTGCCAAATTACTAAAGGTGAAAACGAATCATATGCAGAGAGAGATTGGATAAAAGCAACAAAATATACTGATGACACAGTGGCATATCAAGTTGATGGGAAACTAACTATATTAAGTGGTACAGTAACCGAAATTAAAGATAATGTTGATGAATTATCTACTACAATGACAAATACAACAAGACTTGTTAATGAACAAGGTGAAACCATAGGAACTTTACAAGAACAGCAATCATCAACAAAGCAGACAGTTAATGAAATAAGTGCAACAGTATCATCTCATGGCAATAAAATAACATCATTAGAACAAACAGTAGAGGTATTTTCAGTAGATTTAGATATTTACAATATAACAATTCCTGTTGATACAAATAATAAACCACTAGAAAACAAAACATATCAAATAGGATATTATGCCTACTATAAAGGTAGTCAAGTATCACCATCAGTAAGCTCACAATCTAGTGCAACAGGAATAAGTCAAAATATATCAAATAATAAGATAAATCTATCAGTAAGTACAAGCACTGCAATATCTAATTTAACTAATGAATTAATTTATCAATTTAGTTATACTGCCGATGGTGAAACACATAATGTAACCAAAAAGATAATTATAGTAATATCACAAAAAGGTGAGCAAGGTATTCAAGGTATCCAGGGTCAGCCAGGTATTCCAGGTCAACCAGGTGCAGATGGAACTTCAACATATTTCTATGTAAGATATTCTGCTAATTCTAGTGGTAGTCCTATGACAACCGCACCACAAAGTGATACTCAATATATGGGTGTAGCAAGCACAACAAGTTCAACCGCACCAACAAGTCCTAGTGCTTATACTTGGTCTAAAACTAAAGGTGAGCAAGGTATTCAAGGTATTCAAGGCCAAGCAGGTCAAGATGGTAAATCTTCTTATTTACATATTAAATATAGTGAAGATGGCACAACATTTACACCAGCAAAGGATGGTTATGCTTTAGGTGAAAAGCCAAGTAGGTGGCAAGGAACTTATGTTGACTTTAATGCAACCGATAGCACAACATTTAGTGATTATGATTGGGTAGATACTGCAATTATGGTTGAAGATTTATTAACACCAACTAATAATGCAAGTGGCACTTCTATTACGACTACCGATAGTGCGGATGCCGATTTGTTATATTTAGAATTAGAAGGTAAAACAACACAAGAAACAAGAAGTGGAAAGAATTTGCTAGGAATACCAAATGTTAATTATAGTGGTTATGGCATAACAATTGAAAGTACAAATGGTGTTATAACAATAAGCGGAACAGCAACCGAAACTTTGGTATATGATTTTAATTTAATTTCACTTATTAGTTCAAGTTTGGGAACATTAACAAAATCGTTAAATGCAAGTGGTACATTTAGTGGGTTACAAACTTCTTTAAGAAACAATGGTGGGAATAGTGTTGGCCTATGGTCTGATAATGCTAAAAGTTCAACTAATACCATAAGTGCTGATGCTTATAAATTTAGGATACAAATAAATAGTGGAATAACTATTAATGCAACAATCAAACCACAAATTGAAGTAGGTTCTTCTGCGACAAGTTGGGAACAAGGTGGGGCAATGCCAAGCCCACAATATCCTAGTGAATTAGTTAGTGTTGGGTATGAAAATTTGTTAGGAATAAATAATAAATCTAGTACGACAATTAGTGGTTTAACATATTCAATAACGGGCAATGAAATAACAATAAATGGAACTGCGACTGCAAATGGAAGATTTATTCTAGAAGAATTAATAAAAGATATTACATTTGAAAGTTCCAAAAATTATAAAATTCAACTTGTATCTAGTGGTGAAGTTTCAAAAACTTTTACTATTCAATTAAGAAATGATAGTTCAAATATTTATAGTATTGAATATCAATATTTAGTTTTAGAACCAAAAAGCATTATAAATATAAATAATACTGTAAATCATTTAGGCTTTTATATAGCAAGTGGAACAATATTTACAAATTTTAAAATAAAATTACAAGTAGAAAAAGGCACACAAGCCCACAGTTATATTCCTTATGGTAAATATGGTATTGAAGTTAAGACAAATGGAAAGAATTTGTTTGATGAAAGCCAATTGTTAAATGCCACAAATTGGGTTAAAAATGATAGTGGCTATTATCAAGGCGGAGCATCGGAATTATATTTTAAATATGGTCAAGATAAAAATGGTTTTGATTTTCCTAATGTTTTTAAAGAAAATACACAATACACATTAAGTTTTGAAGTATATACGGGGCTTGGCACTGGAAATGCAAGATTTCAAATTCATTATACTGATGGAACATTGGTTAATATGCCAAATTGGAATTATACTACTTCTACAAAATTAGTACAAACAACAGTAGCAAATAAAACTATAAGTAAAATAACATTTGGGTATGGTAGTAATCCAGGAGCAATATTCATCAAAAATATACAATTAGAAGAATGCACACATGCAACAACTTATGAAGAATACAATTCAAATACATACCTATACATCCTAGACAATCCACTTCGTAGCATAGGTGATATAAAAGACTTACTATACATTAAAAATGGTATGTTATATGTGGATAGAAAGATAGGTAGTATTGTATTGGATGGAAGTGAAACTTATTCTAATCAAGATGGGGCATACGATACTGAAACAAGAATGATGTTTAGCGTTAGAATTAATAGTATTTCGACGGATATGAATAATAGAAAAGGTATGGCTAATTATTTTGTTAATTCAACTAGAACTATGCAGGATAGGTATGCAGACATAACTGCATTTAATTTTCATAGTCAAGCACAATATTCAAATTATATATATTTTAAGATAGAAAAATCGTTATTACCCACACAAGATTCTACTGGTTTTGCAAATTGGGTTTCAACACACAATATTGAAGTTCAATATGAACTAGGTGAACTATATACCGAAGAACTAGGAAAAGTACGAATACCTAGTACATACAAAGGCATAACACATATAGATACAACCGATGAATTAGAACCTAATATGTCAATTATTTATGTAAGAAATTTACCTTTAACTAATTATGTGGAAAGTCATTATACGGAATTGAAGATAAAAGAAGATGGTATTGAAACAAGAGTTGAAAGTATAGAAAATAATGGTTATGGTGATAGAATTAGTGCAGTAGAAACCAAACAAACATCTACCGACCTAAAAGTAAATGTAATTAGTACAAACAGTGGAATTGAATTAGATTATGATAGTGAAGGCAAGCCTATAAGTGGCAAGGTAAGAGAAGTTACAACAACAACAGGATTCACATTTAATGCCGAAGGTATGACTATCGAAGATACAAGTTCAAATTTCAAAGCACAACATAGAAATACAGGAACTTATTATAAAGATGGTGATACTATCGTAGGTCAATATACTAAAGATGGTTCAAAACAAAAAGATTTAGAATTATTTGGTGTATATTACTATGGTAAAAACAATTTGCCTGATACACCAATGTTTATTGCACAATTATATACTGATGAAAATGGGGAAGAATGCTTTGGGCATTTCTATAATAGAGGTGATTAAAAATGACTATTAATGGTAGTACAAATAATAGTAATTGGACATACAAACTAGAAGTCAGTGAAACAGGATATAGTGTTCAAAATAAAACTTCAACAGTACAAGTAAAAACTTATATAGGTAGAGCAAGTTCACAAAGTTATATAGGTGGTGGTTATAGTAACTCTGTAAGTGTTACAGGTACTTCAAGTCAATCAAAAAGTGGTAATATACCATACCCAACATACATAAATGGTGGTGCTTGGTATGAACTGCAAACATTCACATTTACAGTACCGAATACAGGTAATCCAACAACAATAACAATATCATCATCAATGTCAAGTAGCAACTTTACTCCAAGTAGTTGTAGTGCTAGCGGTTCCATAACACTAACAGTGTTGCATCTAGACCCAACAATTCAAGCAGCGGAAATTACTGAAACAAATTCTGTTTTAACCGCTTTAAATGTTCCTAATACAACAATTGTTAGATATTTAAGTAAAAAAACAATAAAATTACATGCAACTGCAACTGATAATGCAACATTGACTTATAGATTAGAACATTTTAATGCAAATTATAATATACCTTCAAGTGGATATCAAAGTTCTAATACATTTAATACTGACTATACAACTCACGATATAGTAATAAGTAATACAGGAAAAGCAAAGATTATACAAAAATTTAAAGATAGTTTAAATGGTGAAGCAACTGATTGGTTATATGTAACAATTAATAACGAATTACAAGAACCAAATGGAATTGCATATACAAAACCAACTATTGAAAGAGCCAACACTTCTATCAAAAGAAAAAGTGGTGGTGGCACAACATTAACTGATAACAAAGCCGTATTAAATTTTAAAGGTACTTTCTATAAAGGTAGTGATGTAATTGGAAATAACAATAACATTCAACAAATTGGCTATAAGATATGGGAAAAAGGAACAACTGAACCATCTAGTTATACAACATTAACACCAACAATAAGTGCTGGAAACATAACTGTATCAAATCTTGTATTAAGCAATTTAATTTATACTAAAACATATAATTATAAAATTATTCTTAAAGATAGATATGGCTATCAAGATTTAATTGCCGATGGAACATTACCAACAGGGCAAAGTGTCTGGACAGAATACAAAGATAGAGTTGATTTCTTGAAGATTACAATTCAAGGTGAAGATATTTTAGACATAATTCAAAGAATGATAAATGGAGGATAAAAATGGAAAATATAACAATTGGTGAAATAATTGGGGCAGTAGTTCTTATTGGAGGATTTATTGGTAGTTATAGCAAAATAAAAGGTGTTATTACAGATACTATAAATAAAACATTACAACCATTAAATAATAAAATAGATAAATTGGAAAAGACAACATCTAATAGGATGAATGATTTAGAACTAAGTTCAACAAAAACGGACTTAGTTAATTTTATGTCGCAAGTAGAAAATGGACATGTTAGTCCAGAACAAATAGAAAATGCATACCAACTATTTGATAGGTATGAAAAATTAGGTGGTAATGGATTTATTCATAGTAAATGGGAAAAATTAAAAAAGGAAGGTAAGATATAATGGAAAATTTTATGACATGGGAAACATTATTAACTTATACAACATTTGTATCAACAATATTTATGGTAGTGGAGTTCACAAAAGAATTACCGCTTATTAAAAAAATTCCAACTAGATATTGGAGTTTTTTAATTTCATTAGGATTATTAACAATAGTCAATATAGTAATGAAGAATTTTAAATGGGAAGATATTGTTTTATATGCTTTATCTTCAATGGCTATAAGTTTAGGTTCTAATGGATTAAGTAATTTTAATAAGAAAGGAAGTGTTACTAATGAATGATAAAGAAATTATTGCAGCAACTGAAACAGATGGTGGCATTGGCGAAGAAGTTGAAATAACTGAATTTGAATTAGCAAAGGATGGTGAATAACATGGGAAAAATAATGACTAATATAGAATTAATTAATAGAATGAAAGAACTTTTAAATGAGCCAAACTTTTACGGAAGTGGTGGCAATCAATGGTCATCATGGCAAAATGGTAGAGGATGGTATGTAGATTGTACCTGCTCTATAAAAGCTATTCTTTGGGGTGGAAGGTTTATATCATCAAATAGAGGCAAGGCACATGCAGGATGTAATTATGGTTCAAATGGTGTACCTGATTTTACACCTGCAAAATGTGTAGAATGGACTAATGCTACCAGAGGTAATTTTAAAAATCTTATTCCTGGTGAAATATTATTGATGACTTCACATGGACATGCAGGATTATATATTGGTAATGGACAAGTTATTGAAGTTACACCTGCATGGACAGGAGGAACACCAGGATGCCAAATTTCACAAATTGGAGTTAATGGTGAAAGAATTAAAAATGGCAGACAAGTTCTTTCATGGGAATATCATGGAAAAATACCTGTAATTGATTATATTTCTTCTGATACACCAAAAGAACAAGTAAAAGAAAAAACCATTGATGAACTCGCTAAAGAAGTTATTAATGGATTATGGGGAAATGGTGAAGAAAGAAAAAATAAATTAGGTTCAAAATATCGTGAGGTACAAGATAGGGTTAATCAAATTCTACTTGGAAATAATAATTCTTCAACTGTAATATATAAAACTATTTCTAATTGCTATTGGTTAAATTTAAGAACAAGTGCAAGTTATGGAAACAATATATATAAAGCAGTTCAAAAAGGAACTAAAGTGGAATATCTAGGAATGGAATCTGGATGGGCAAAGATAAAATATGATAATAGAGTTCTTTATTGTGGTTCTAGTTATTTAAGCTAGAAATTAAGCACTTTTTGACAAAATGACCTTTTTATGCTACCATATATAGCCAAGAAAAAGGGGATATTATGGTTGAAAAAATAATTGATAATAGAGATATTATTAAGAAATTAGTTAATAGAAATGATAATACTATGCTAATTCAATATAATACTAAAAATAAAAGAGCATGGTTTAAAACAGATTCAATGATAAAAAGAAAGGCTATAGATTTATCTAGAGTGATAAATTTATAGCCTCTTTTTTATTGCAATTTACTATATTGATTTATAATTTCATCTTTTACTTGTTTTACTTTATCAGCAGGAACTCTACCAGCCCATAGATTTGATTTATCTATATTTAATTTCTTACATATTGGTGCAATCTTAATTTTTGAAAACTCTTTTATAAATTTTAAATCATTATTACATTCCATATTTAAAGTACTCCGTTTCTATTTTATTACTACTCTAACATAACCTTTTACTGTTTCTTTGCCTTTTAGTTTTCCAGATAAGTCAAATCTATATTGTTCGTGCTCTTTATCTGTAACTTTTAATTCTACTACTTCACATTCTTTGATATCTTTTACCTTAGGTAATAATGTAAATGGTATTGTGGGTTGACTTAATGGTCTGCCATACACTTCAAAAGAATATCCTTTATACTTTTTATACACATCTTTTAGTTTCATCTTGCTTTCCATCACCTTCTTTTACAGCATCTCTAATAAATTTAAGAGCTTCTTGCTTACTAACAACAGGAATGCATCCCATAACTTGAAAACCATCGATTGGATTCCAACCATCTTCAACACCCCAACCATTCGCAAAATATAAATAATATTTTTCATCACAATCCCATCCTGCTAATTCAAGAGCACCAAATCTTTCTTGATATTTCTTAGGTACATTTAATGTAATCATACCGATAACACCTCCTTTTCATCTAATACATTACACCTAAAAAGTGTAATTGTCAAGCATTTTTTGAAAATTTATTTTTTTTTAATCTAAATAATTTCTTCTAAATATGGCCAAAAATTCATTTCTAGAGCCAATATTGAACTCCCAATATATTTGACCACCTTTGTGCCAAAACTCATTAAAAAGCGAATTATTTTGATTCTGAGAGTGGCATTCATGACATAGTGGTAGAACGAATCCATATTTCATTGAATTAATTCTATTTCTACCAGCATATATTTCATGTAATTCTTCTTTTTTTCTACCACACAAATAACAATGTTCTAAATCGGTAGTAAATACAGAAAATCTATTTCTTTCTAATTTTGTCATTTTTTTAGATTTTGATTGCATTTTTTGCAATTTTTGTGCAAATTTGCCACTTATTTTTGAATTTTGCACATTTTTTTTGTTTTTTTGTGCATTTCCACTCATAAGCGGACTTTTTTTCCACTCATAAGCGGACTTTTTTACCATTTTCCCTTTAACAGGAATACGATATTCTTTATTAACACATTGCTGACATTGAGAAAGTGTTATTTCTTTCTTAGCTAATTTGCAATATGGTTTATTATTTTTCTTTTTTAAATGTTTACAATAATTATTCATTATTAATCTTCCTTTCTTGGAAAATTAATAATTTTTAGGTACATTTTAGGTACATAAAAGTTAAAAACACATATAAAATGATATAAAAATTATTTTAAAAGAATTAACAAAGTCTTATTTTTCAAGCACTCTCATAAATCCTTATAACATATTATTCTATTCCCACATTCCGTCCCAGGTTGTAATTATCCCTTGATTTTCAAGGGTTTTTATTTTGAATTTGTGTTTTAGGTACGTTTTAGGTACATTTTTATACTAAAAATTATTAATTTTTTTATAACTTATCGAATAATCCCTTAGCATCTTTTTGTGTATCAGGAAATAAATGTGCATATACTCGCCTAATAGTTTCAACGGTATCACCTAATCGATATGCAATTATTTCAGCTGGTATTCCATTACTAATCATGTAACTTGCTGAACTGTGCCTAAATTCATGAATAGTAATTTTATTTATATTATATCCTTGTTTAATTAAAGAATTGAATGCATTATCTTTAATTCTAGTTAAAGTCGATGATGGTATATATCTTATTCCACCAAATACAAACCATTTTTCACTAAATCCATCTAATTTGCTCATTTGAATGTATAATTCTTTTAATTCATCAATTAATTTTTTAGATATATCAATATATCTAATTTTTTTATTTTTAGTATTTGTAATTTTTATAGTTTTAGATATATTTCTAGTGGCTAGTGTCTTGTTTATTTTTACTTGACCTTTTTTAAAATTAATATCTTCCCATGTTATTGCTTGCATTTCGCCTCGCCTACAACCAATTTCGTATAAAAAATGGAATAAAACTTTATATTCATTATCTAAAGCAGTTATAAATAAATTGTATTCTTTTTGAGTAATATATCGTATAGGTTCAGATTCAACCACTTTATCAGTTGAATCTCTAAAATTTTCAGTTAGTTTCATTGGATTGTATTCTAATTTGTATTTTTCTACTGCATATCTCATCAAAGATGAAAAAGCACTATAATTAGCTTGCTTTGCAGCAATAGATAATTTTATTTTAATACTTTTTCCTTTTTTATCTTTTTTATGAGTTTCAAATTCAGTTTCTTCTAACCACTTTTTCCATTTATTTATTTTCTCTACATTAATTTTGGTAATGGTACAATACTTTTTATTCTTTTCATCATAGAAAAATGGTAATATATGTATTCTAACTCGTGATTCTTTAGTATATAAAGATGATTCTTTATTATTATAAACATCATTAAAAAAATAATCTTTATAAGCATCATAAATTGTTATTTTAGTTTTTTCTTCATTATTAATACCATTATCTAATTTGAATTTTGCTTCCTCTTTAATTGCTTCTTCTTTCGTAGCATATTTTTTGCTTTTTTTCTGTTTAATATTACCAAAAACATCACGATAATTGCATTTGAAATACCAAATTTTATTATCTTTAGTTTTTTCAGTTTTAGTTTTATATACAGGCATATTATCCCTCCTAAAATGTTTTTTTATATTGTTTTAGGGTTTAATATGTGATATAATAAAATCACATAAAAACTCTAATCGTGCAGATTAATTTTTTGTGTATTATGGCTAGACCTATTGCAGTAGGTTCTAGCTTTTTTATTTATTATTATTGTTATTTACAAAATTATAAAGCCCAATAGATAATAATACTATGTTTAATATAAGTAACCAATCTTCTTTAAATATAAAATAACCATTATTAACTATCATTGCACCGATTAAAATAATGTATGCTAATATAATTAACACATGTAAGACATTCTTCATTATAATCTTGTCCTTTTTTCTCTGGCAATACCAATTATTCTAACAGGTAAATTTTCTATTTGTTCTTTATTGTAAAAGGTTGGTAAGTAATTATCTTGATTATTTAAATTAAATGGTGTCAAAGTAATACCACTTTCAGTAATTGTTACATTTTTAAATGTAGCATCAAACCCATTTACCATAACAGCACAATCTTTTCTATTCGCAAGTTCATAATCACCATTTTGTTCAAATATTACAATGTCATTCTCATTATATTTTGGATACATACTATCGCCACTTATTTTAAGACCATAGTATTTTTTTCCACCTTTTAACCAATCTTTAGGAATATCTACATATTCTAATATATTTTCTTGTGCTTCGATAGGTATCCCAGCTTTAATAGTGCCTAAAACAGGAATAAGAATTGTATTAGAATCTAATTCTTCAAAGTTAGCATTATCAAAAGACAAATCTTTAATTAATAAATCAGGTAGTTCAACATTTAATGCTTTTGCAACTTCTTCAACATTATCAATTGATGGTGTTATTTCGTTGGTTTCCCATCTTCCAATTGTAGTCTGATTAACACCAACCATTTCACTTAATTTATTTTTAGATATATTTTTATTTTCTCTTAAAAATTTAAGATTCTTTGAAAAATAATTTCCCATGTTATCCTCCTTGTATGAATAAATTATACAATATTATTTTGCTTTTTTCAATAAAAATTATGCAAAAAAGCATAAAAAGTATTGACATGTGCGAAAAAGCATAATATAATAGACTCAAGATGAAAGGAGGGTACGATGAAAACAACGAGAGAATTAATTGCCGATGAGTTAAGAAGCATAAGAGCAAGGAAAAATGTTTCTATTGAAGAAGTAGCAAAACAAAGTCAAGTAAATAAAGACACTATATCCAGATATGAAAATAATTTAGTGTCAATGCAGATAGACAAACTAGAGCAATTATTAAATTATTATGATGTAAAATTTGATATTTTTTTTGAAAATATCTATGCGAAAAAGCACAATAAAGATTAGGCGGTACTGCAATACCAAAATCTGCACGAAAGGAAAAAAATATGGGAAAAGTAAAAAAAATAATAGTTTATGACTATATAGAACAAGAAAAAGTCATAAATAAACCATGGATATCTACTGAAGATTTAACAAAAATATTGCCATTAGGCATAAATGCAATAAATAGTTTCAGAAAGTCTATAACTGAGGAAATGGATGCAAATAATGAATTTTATTTTAAAACTAAGCCAATATTAATCCCTACTAAAAAAGTAATAGAAAAATTAGACATCGATGTTGATTTAATAAGAAAAGAAGCTAGTAGGATGCGAAAGGAATTAAGATGAAGAAAAGAAAAATAAATATAAAAGCGATATTTAATTTAATATCACTAATTGCTGGAAGTTATTTTGTATTAGAAAGTTTTTATTTAATAACTATTAAACCATTTTTCAGTAAACAATTAGTAGGTTTTACACCATTAGGATTAGTTATATTCATAATCTCATTATTTGTTGTAGCAGAATCAGGAAGATATTTATATGAAGAATTTACAAATAAAAAAAATAAAAAGTTCGGGTAAACTTTTTACATATTTAATTATAGCAAATGAGTATGTAAAAGTCAAATTTTTATAGGGTTTTGGTTTATTGGAGGAAATAATGGATGAAGAAAAAAAGAGCTTTATAGTTATTGATAGAAGAATGCTCAAATGGGAATGGTATCAAGATTCTAATACAAAAAACTTATTTCTTCATTTATTGTTAATAGCTAATTGGGAAAACAAAAGATGGCAAGGAATAGACATTGAAAGAGGTTCTTTGATAACAAGTGTAAAACATTTATCAGAACAAACAGGTTTAACACATCAGCAAATAAGAACTTCTCTAAATAAGTTAATTTCAACAAACGAAATAACAAAGAAAACAACCAATAAATACTCAGTAATTACAATAAATAATTACAATAAGTATCAAGATTATAACAAACAAAATAACAATCAAATAACAAACAAGCAACAATCAAATAACAATCAAATAACAACAACTAAACAATATAACAATATAACAAATAAACAATTATATAGTTGTTGTTGTTATGCGGAAGAAATTTTTGGAAGAACTTTAAATTCGCCAGAGGTTAAATTAATTTCTGATTGGCTAGAAAAATACAATGAAGAATTAATTAGAGAAGCAATGAGATTAACAGCAGTGAATGGAAAAAAGTATTTAAATTATACAACAGGAATATTACATAATTGGGAAAACAAAGGATACACATCATTAGATGATGTAATTAAAAACGAAAAAGAAGAAAAAGAGCCAATTGAAGTGTTTTACTACGATTGGATAAATGAGGAGTAATTATATGAAAGAAAAATTAAATCAAACCGAAATGGTTTTGGAATATTTAAAAGAACATGGAAGTATTACAACATGGGAATCCTACTCAAAATTATTTATTACAAGATTAAGTGCAAAGATTTATGATTTAAAACATTTATATGGATGCGAATTTGATGAAGAATGGATTACAAAAACAAACAGATACGGAAGAAAAGTAAACTTTAAAAAATACATACTTAGGAAAGAAGGATAATTTATGAAAAATATATATCAAAGTATAACAGCTATTTTAGAAGAAGTACCTGCAATAGGTAAAAATAAAAAGAATACAACTCAAAACTTTATGTTTAGAGGAATAGATGATGTAATGAATACATTTCAACCATTATTAGCAAAATATAAAGTATTCATAGTACCACAAGTATTAGAGCAAACAAGAGAAGAAAGACAAACTGCAAAAGGTTCAACATTGTTATATTCAATTTGCAAAATAAAATATACATTTTATGCAGAAGATGGAACATCAGTTGATGCAATAGTAGTTGGCGAAGGTATGGATAGTGGCGATAAAGCAACTAATAAAGCAATGGCAATAGCCATGAAATATGCAATGTTTCAAGTATTCTGTATTCCTACAGAGGAAATGAAAGACCCAGATGGCGATACTCCACCTGCAAGTCAAAAGAAAAAAGAACCAGATTATAGAAAAGAATTAATATCATATTGCAAAGAAAAAAATATTGATATGAAAAAAGTAGCAGAAGATTATCAAATGACAGGAAGAAAACTAAGCAACGATGATTATTATGATGTTTTATGTGAACTAGGATGGAATGGTGATTCTAAATAATGCAAAATGTAAGAGTAGATAGAGATAAATATATTGGTGGTTCAGATATTCCTATTATCATGGGAATAAGTCAATTTAAAACTAGATTCGATTTATTACTAGAAAAAGCAGGATTAAAAGAAAACACTTTTGATGGTAATGAATATACAGAATATGGCAACATAATGGAATCTAAAATAAGAGATTATGTTAATAAACAACTAGGTAAATCATTTGTAGAAGGCAAACATATTGATGGCGATATTAGATGCCATACAGATGGCGAAGATTATACAACAATATTAGAAATAAAAACAACATCGCAAATCCACAATACTGTTGATGAATACAAAGTATATTTAGTTCAATTGTTATTCTATATGGAACATACAAATAGACAAGCTGGAATCTTAGCAGTATATGATAGACCAGAAGATTTTAATAAAGAATTTGATGAAAATAGACTTCAATTATTTACTATAAGAATTGAAAACTATAAAGAATTATTAGAACAAATAAACAAAGCGGTTGAACAATTTAGAATTGATTTAGAAAAAGCAAAAGAGAATCCATTTATTACAGAAGAAGATTTATTACCTGTGGATTTAACTGAAATAGCAAATAAAGTTGTTTTAATTGAAAACAAATTAGCAGAATATAAAGCTATAGAAGAAGAATCTAAGAAAGTAAAAGCACAATTAAAAAAAGCGATGGAAGATTATGGCAAAAAGACATGGGAAACTCCTAATGGAACAAAAATTACATTAGTTGAAGATACACCAGATAAAGAAATTGAAGTTGAATATTATGATGAAAAAAAATTTATTGATGAAAATGCTGAATTACATGAAGCATATCACAATAAGTTAGCCGAATACAAAGAAACTAGAAAAGAAATAAAAAAAGGTAAAAGTGGATATGTAAAAATAACATTACCAAAGGAGGATAAATAATGGATTTTAATAAAGTAATGCTAATTGGAAGATTAGCAAAAGATATCGAATTACAATCAACAGATAGTGGTAAGCAATATGCACAATTTGAAATTGCAGTAGGCAATGGAAAAGATAGTGAAGGGAATGAAAGGCCAGCAGACTTTATTACCTGTGTAATATGGGATAAAGGTGCAGAAACATTATCGGTATATCTTCATAAAGGAGATAGAGTGGCAATAGAAGGCAGATACAAAATAGATAAATATCAAAACGATAAAGGTGAAAACAGATATAAGCATTATGTTAGAGTACAAAACTTTGAATTTTTAAATAGTAAACCAAAAGATTCTTTTGTGCCAAGTGAGCCAGATGGACAACAAAGTGGACAACAAGCAACACATGAACAAGACCCATATGCAGAATTTGGTGAAAAAATAACTATTGAAGAAGATGGACATACAACAATAGTTAGTGATAATGATTTACCATTTTAGGAGTGCTTATGACAGGAACTCCATTACAAATTATTCAATGGTTATATACTGCAGATAGAGATAAACAATTTGATATTAAAGAACACAAAGAAAAAAGAAAACTTAGCCAAAACAATTATGCTTGGCAGCTTATTAATCAAATAGCAAATATATTAAGAAAATCAAAAGAGGAAGTATATTTAGATATGCTTAAAAGTTATGGACAAATGAGTGAAATAAGTATGCTTTCCTCTATAAATCCAATAGGATATTTTAAATACTATGACACAGTATCAAAAAGAATGTTTAACAATAATGAATTTACTATATACAGAATATACAAAGGCAGTAGTGAATATGACACAAAAGAAATGAGTATATTCATCGATGGTGTAGTGCAGGAAGCCAAACAATTAGGGATTCAAACACTTACACCTAGTCAATTATTAGAACTAAAAAATATGGAGGAAAATCAATGAAAAAATTAATCAAACTATATAAAGGTTTGGTTGAAGGATATAAAAGGTTGAGAAGATTAATAATAGAAGAAGATATAAGAACAGAAGGAAAATTTAGTAGTGCTTTAATTGCATTACTATGCTTATTGGCACTAGGTTGCTTTACATTAGCATTTTTAGTTTTAGGTAGGTGAATGTAATGAATAAAGAAGCAAAAAGATTAAGTTGGTTAGATAAATTAAGATTAAAAATGATGATGCCTAACCTAGAAAAATATAAAAGAAAATATTCTGATGAACTAAAAGAAGATGACAACTATATTCTAGTGAAAAAAACGGATTATGAATTGATGCAAAAAATGGTAGATAGGCAAGATAATTATATTACACAAATTAAAATGAATAATGAAGAAATAGGCAAACTAAAAGCTACAAATGAAGATATGGTTGGCTGTATAAATGAAACATTGAATCAATTAAAAATATCTGATTTAGCAAGGAAAAAGAATGCATGTAAAATAGGTGCATTAACTACTAATTACAAAAGAGAAAAAAAGAAAGCAAAAGAACTACTTAATACAGTAAATGAGTTAGAAGATACTATCAAATTGCAACAACTAGAAATTGAAAAAAAAGATGTACAGAACAAAATACTAAAGAATGCTGGAAAACAAAAGCAAATGGAAGATTATAAGAAGTTAGAAGAGCTAACCAAAGATATCAATAAACATAAGAAAAGATAGCAAAGGAGAATAAGTATGATAAGAGGTGAAATGTTTTATGCTATTGCTTATGATTTAAACATTAGAAAAGTTAAGGAAAGTAGATTTGTATTATTAGTATTTACTGATGATGTTGCATTAAAATATTATAGACATTATTTTAGAGGTAATAAAAATATTATATTAAAGTCATTTGATAGTATAAAAAGAAGTGGGTTAGCAGGTTTAAGATATAAAGAATACTTCGTTTTAAATTTTATAACATCAATAGAAGATATAAAAAATGAAATAGAAGCATTTATTAGTGTTTTAGAAAGCAAAGGTGAGTAATAATGAAAACTGAAATAGTACAAGTATGGAAAGATTATCCATTATTTGAAATGAGATTAAATGAAAAAATAAAAGACAAAGAACCATATTATGAAATAATAGATATAAAATATTCTACTTTTTATGATAATGCAAATAAACAATGGAATTATTCAGCATTGATAATATTTAAAGATAAAGTAGGTGAAATAAATGAAAAAAGAATTAGTTGATATAATATTTAATCGTTTTGAAAAAGAAAAAGAAGAAATAAGAAAAGTGTTATCTACAAATATTAATTCAATCGTATTGTTAGCAAAAGGTGAAAAAGATAATATCAAAATGATAATTACCTATGAGGAAAGCGATAATAATGAATGAATTTATAAAATCAATATCAACAGAAAAAAGAGAATGTGAAAAACTAGGGCATAAATATGTTTATATATTAAATCACATTGCTTATTTTATTGAAGGTTATCCACCAGCAAGAGATATGATAAATGATTTTACAAGAGAAAAATTACAAGAACTATGTATTGGCTTAGAAACAGGTAAACTTGAAATAATTAGGTTTGGTAAATTTATAGGAAGTGAAAATCAATGACCTATAAAGAATATAAAGAAATGAAAATAAAATGGAAGAAAGAAGAAAAAGAAAGATTTATATTTGAATTAGGAAGAATAAATGATGATTTGCAAGATGCACTTAAAAAGAAAGATACAGTTATGAAAACTTCAAGATTAAACGATTATGAGTTTAAAATAATTCCATTTTATTTATACAACGGACATGATTGTGGCTTTTGTGATTACATAAGAATTAATTGGCATTTAATAAAAAGAATACAAAGATTATGTAAAAAATATAATATTGGAGTTGATACAAGTGCAAAAGATTAACAGAGATGGATATGAAATAATTCAAGCTGATAATAATCATATTTGGATATGTAAAGATGGTGAAATGCTAATGCATATAAGTTGTACTAAAGAATTAACAAAAAAAGAATTAGCAGAACAATTAGACTTCTATTTCAAAATGCATAAATATAGTCAAGAATACTTATCAAAGGTTAGTGATGATAGTGAATGAGTTATATCTAACAGATGAAGATATACATGGTGTATTTGATGAGAATGCAGCTAGAGAAGAATTGCTAAAAAATAAATTAGATAAAAAAAATAGAAAACTAGAATCAGCAGAAGACAAGATACATCATATAAAGAACAGACTAAAGCAAGACAGAGATGTAACTGAAAGATGTTTAAAAGAAGATATCAGCATAGAATTAAAGATGTTACTTAATTTATGGAAAATATTTGATGAGGAGTTATTAGAAATATTAAGTGATGAAGAATGACAGCTAAAGAGCACAAAGAATTAATAGAATATGCAATAGACAAATTAACTCAATTAAAAATACAAGCCGAGTTTGAAGATAGGCAAAGAGGAAAGAAAAGATATGTTAGTAAAACATCCGCATTTAGGGATGTAATAAAAATATTAAAAGAGGTGAATAGATATGAATAAAAAAGAAAAAATAATAGATTTATTATGTTTAATAAACAATGAGGAAAAAATGCCTCAAAACATAATATATAAAGGTTTTTTATGTAGTTGGGATAATGATGAAAAGGATTATTATTGTGAGGAATATGGTAATTTATTTGAATACTTATTTAGTGAATATAAAACTGATGAAGTATTAAATATGGAGGTAACAAGAATGGCTGACTTGCCAATATTTGAAAAGCCAAAAGTATTTAATCATGATGCAGATAATTTTACAGGTGTTAAAACATATATTAACGGAAAAGAAGTATTTTCGTTAGCAAGTGAAATTGAAGAAGATAAAGACATACCACTTATACCTGATGATGAATTAATTATATTAAAACAATCCAAAACAGTAGATATGCAATATGCAATAGATTTTAATTTTAGGGTAGTAGAAGAAAAAATAAATCAAGTAGTAAAAGAATTTAACGAATATAGGAAAGAGAATGAATAATGAGTGCTAAAGAGATGTTTGAAAAGTTAGAATATGAATTAGTATTTGAAAATGAAGAAGTATTAAGATATAGAAAAAATAAATGGCTAGATGTTGAATTTTGGAAAGTATATGAAAAAATTACAGGTGAAAAGATGAAAAAATATATAAAAGTTTCAAATGTTCAAGATAGGCCTTATTTTATAAGCATTGAATTACTTCAAGCCATAAACAAACAAGTAGAAGAATTAGGGTGGAATAATGAAAGATAAATTATTACAAATAATAAATCATTATGGAATAAAAAAACAATTGAAATATATACATAGTGAATATTTTGAGTTAGATGAAGCAATTATTGATTATG